CCCATTATTGGAGGGGCTATTGGTGGAGCTACTGGAAGTTTAGGTGGTCCTGGATTAGCGGCAGCTGGAGCAGCCACAGGAGTGGCTGTAGGTCAAACAACGTTTCCAGATAGCGAAGAACAACCAGTCTTAGCAGGAGCTTCTCAAGGAGAGACAGCATCTACCATAAAGGAAACCTCAAATTTAATAGAAACTGCTAGTAAATGGTATCTTATCATTTTTATTCTAATACCATTTCTTAGTAAACGCTTCAGAGGCTGGATAAAGACAGGAGTCCCAAAAACAAAACTATTCAGCAAAAAAGAAGATAAACTATAGTTTGAACACTAAATAAAAATAGGGATAAAATCCCCCTTAGTAAAATGAGATACATCGTAAATGAAAATAACACTTGCGGTCAAGCTAGTCTTACTGACGAACTCCGCAATTCTCTTCTAGAGAGTTTAGGTTTTGTAAACCCAGAACCAGAAGAGAACCTTACTGAATCCGTTGAAACCCAAGAGCCGGAAGTAGATGAGACTGAAGTCTCACTTTACGAATGGGATGGCTCTATTTTTGCTCTAGAAGATGAAGTCTACGAAATTGACGGCGAGCTTTTCCTTCGTTCCTTTGAACTAGACAGTGATGTCGCTATGGAAATCAACGAGTCTCACGAAGATATGTTTGTTGAAAACGTCTCTTTCCAGAACACAGAGTACACTCTTGGCGATGTGTATGATTACGAGGACGAGACTTTTATCAAGCTGAATGAAGCTGATTCCGAGGCACTGAAACGGGTTATCGCAAGAGCAAAGGCTGACGCTGCTGCTGGAAAGCCCGCCCCGAAACCAGCCGCATCACTTCAGGGAACCAACCCGGATGAGCTTGATAAAAACCCAAGCCTAAAGAAGGATGTAGATAAAGTTACTAAAGGCGTGAAAGTAGCTTCTGATAAAGCTGCCAAAAAAGCTGCTGGCGCTCATGGCGATGTAAATTCCGACGACAAAGGAGCGTGAGAAAAATGGTTTACATAAACGATGATCTCCGTAAGAGATTGATTGAAGCAAGTCTTGCTCCAATGAAAGATATAACACCTAAGGATACAAAACCTGTAGGTGAACGCGGACCTCTTACTGCTGATGAAAAAGCTAAGATGAAGGTTGGAAGCGGATCTACCAACCCTACTTCGCCAAAAGAATCAAAGCAACAAAAAATAAAAGAAGTTTTACAAAAACGTAAAAAACTAAAAGAGGGTGATATTGATAAAATAATGACTGGTGATAAACCAAAAAGTGAACGAGGAATCGCTAAGCCAACTCCGCGAGACAAAATAAAAATACCTCCACCAAGACCACAAGACAGACTAGGCACTCCTACAACCAAACAATCTCTAATTACTCACCCTGACCCCCGCAAATATTATAATTGATGAATAAATCATACATGGAACTAGCTGATCAGATTCTTGGTGGAGCGTTAACCGACCCCACCAAGAATCCTTATGATCCATCACAAGGACACCAAGCACATATGCCAGCCATGGATCCGAATGATAAGTTAGTTGAAATGTCTGACGCTCAAAGAATGGCACTAATAAAAGAAAGCACTGGAATAAAAGTAGAGGAAATACAAGATGAACCTATTACTGAAAATACAAGCAATACTAGCCCTTCTACCCAAAGCATTTCGATTTCTGAAGAAGATCTTCGGATTCTTTCGGAAGCCAAAAAAATAATTGAGAGGATTCAAGAAGCCACTACTGTTGGGTGTATTGGCGTAAACATGGCTGGAGGTAAGCCTGGGATGGATCCTAAAAAGGTAACTATTCCAGGAAACACTAACGTATCCAAACAACCCAAAAAGAGAACAAAGAAAGAACCTGTTAAAGCAAAGAAAGATCATTCAAATGATTTTATTGCGTATTTAGGGAGAACACAATAATGGCACTTCTACGCGACTTCAACGATTTCCAGCCGCTTCAAATCCTTAGCGAAGGTAAAGGAAGAAGAACAATGAAAGTTCGCGGAATCTTCAGTGAGGCTGAAACAATAAACGGAAACAAAAGAATCTATGAACGCCGTTTACTGGAGAGAGAGGTAAAGAACTTGCAGCCGCTAATTCAGCAGCGCCGACTTTGTGGTGAACTAGATCATCCTAGCGATGAAGTTGTTCACTTAGCTAATGTCTCCCACATAATTACAGATCTTCGTATGGAAGGAAACCGCCTCGTCGGAGAGGCTGAGTTCCTTGATACACCTTCTGGAAGAATTCTACAAGAACTCGCCAAAGCTGGAGTTCGTATTGGTATTTCTTCCCGAGCTACTGGAAGCGTAGAGTTTGATATGAAGGAGAATGCCTATCGAGTTCAGGATAATCTAAAAATGATTACCTGGGATATGGTAGCCGACCCTTCCTGCCAGACCGCTTTCCCGGAGCTAGTAGAACACAAATCACTAATGGAGAATCGCGCTCATGTGGACGTGAATGATCCATTAATATCAGAAAAAATATATATTGCTGCTTTACGTAGACTTTTAGGCTAAAAAAAGCACTTTTTTTTATCGGGCTAAGTAAATATAAGCAGTAGGAGTTTTTCCATGAAAGATACAATAGAAAAAATCGCACAACTTCTACCTGACGGACTCTCCGAAACAGGGCTTGAAGAAGTCCGTTCCATCGTTGAGGGTGCGATCCAGGAAGGCATCGCCAAAGAAGTAAAGCTTTTAGAAACTAAAGTTAGTGGCTTCCTTCGTTCAAAGATCAACGAGCTAAAGAATGTGGCTCGTCAAGAGCTTGAAGCTGAAGACGAAGTTCTTCGTGGTTATCAAATTTATGAAACCATTCGCGCTCTTGTTGCCCAGGAGGTTGAGTCTAAGGATGTTGATTCCGTTGTTTCTGAGCAACAAAAAACTATCGACGAACTTCAAGAGAGTGTTGAGCAGCTAAACTTCAAGTTAAAGAACACTCTCCATGAGAACTCTATGCTAACCGATAAGGTCGAGAGTCTCAATGAAGCTAACGCACAGTTAACTGAGAATGCAAAACTACCATTCAAGTCCTCAGAAGCTGCTGTTGTTATTACTAACGAAACCGATTCGAGCCGTCCCTCAGCGGAAGCGGCTAATAATATCTTCCTCACAGAAGACGTAATCAAACTTTCAAAATAATGTTGAACAACGAATTAAGTCAATCTCTTTGTGAGAAGTGGGAGCCACTATTAGAAGGTATCGAAGACGCCAATATACGTCAAACCACCGCAGTTCTTCTTGAGAACCAGGCCAAGAGCATTCTTACCGAGAAGGCTCGTGAATATGGGACACTTGAAGAGGCAACTACCGTTGGTAACTTAGGTACTTTCCAGAAGTTCGCTTTCCCTCTCGTTCGCCGGGTATTCCCGGAACTAATCGCTAACAAGATCGTCGGCGTTCAGCCTATGCAAGGTCCTGTTTCTCAGATTTTCTACCTGGGATACAACCGCGCTGGTGTTGATCAAAACGGCGCCCGTCGCTCCGAAGTAGTCTACTCCAAGTACCGTCTACTCTACGGTGGTCGTGTTGCTGGAACTCAAAGCAACTTAGGTACTCTGGATAGCACCGCTGGCTCAGTAGCTTCAGGAAACTTTGCTTACTCCGGTCTATCTGCTGGAGATAAGACTACCTGGACTTCAGGCACTGTTGGTGGCCAAATCGCTGCTTTCCCCAAGAGCAACATAGTTGGTCCTCAATACTTCGTATCTGCTGGTGAGCGTCTGAGCGGTTCTGGTATTCCTGAAGTAAACTTCACCATCGAGCAGCAGTCAGTAACTGCACGGACTCGTAAGTTCCGCGCTCTATGGACTCTTGAAGCCTCACAGGATCTTCGTGCTTACCACAACCTCGATCTTGAGCGTGAGCTAACTGAACTTCTCTCAAAGGAAGTTGCTCTTGAAATTGACCGTGAACTGGTTGAATCACTTCGTAACATTGCTTACGGTTGGGGTACTGATTTCGCTACCGGAGATCCAATCGGTGGCGGTCTATGGGATTACCAAAACCAAGCCAACGCCAACAGCTTTGCTGCTGATGGTTTTGGTGATGCTGGTGCAATGGGTTCCTTCAACTACGATCAGCCCTACGGTTCAAACACTCCCGCTGATGAGACCGGAGTTGCTGGATCAAACACTGGTCAAGAAAACCAAACAATGCCAACAGAGCAGCACGGCTCCAACGTCTTCTTCGTAGACTTTGGTACTACCGCTCTCGGTCTGGCTCCTCGTCACGTCGGTGAAGTATACAGCAACCTACTTGCTGTAATCAACTTCGCTGCCCAGGACATCTACAGAACTACTCTTCGTGGGGCTGGTAACTACCTAGTCTGTTCACCCTTCGTTGCTGCTATGCTCTCCTCAGCTGCCAAGCTAGAGGGTGGTCTACCAGCCGAATCCGCTGGACAACTCGGTGCTACCATGGTCTACAAGGGCAAGTGGATGGGTCAGTACGACGTCTACGTTGATCCTCTGTACCCTGAAGATGAAATTCTAATGGGTTACAAGGGTAGCTCACCAATGGATGCTGGTTTCGTATACGCTCCTTACATTCCACTCCAAATGCTACCAACCATCACTGATCCTGAGACTTTCCAACCAAGAAAGGGTCTGATCACTCGCTACGCGACTGCTCAAATCAACCCCGCTTCTCGGTTCTACAGAATCATCCGTATCGTCGGTGCTGATAGCCGTTACCTACTGACTCCGTTCCAGAAGGCTGGTCGGTATGGCGACACCTCACTATACAGCTGATCCTAATTTGGATTGATGTTCAAGAAGCCCAGCTAATTTGGCTGGGCTTCTTCCATATATAATTATGACATGGCAAGCGCACCTGTAAAACCTAATTTTACTTGGGGACCATTTGTAGTTGATCGATATGGGGCTGGTAATAACGCCTCTTCATTTACAGCTCCTTCTGGCGATATTCCTTACGATTCTTTGAATCGGAGATATTTTTCTGATAACATCGAATTCAATAGATTTTATACGTTAATTCGTGATTTCATAAAGGCTCGCCTAGGACACCCTGTTGTTCGGGTAGAGCTTGATGATTTTCAAATTCTTATTGCGATAGATGAAGCAATAAGTAAACTCGATTATCACGCCCCAGACTGGTGTACTCAATTAGCAGCGTTTAAAACTCAATCAGGAGTAAACATGTATGAACTTCCTTCATTCATGGTAAACAACTTCAGATACGCCGCATATAAGAAATCCTTACTGAGTATACCTCTTGCCAATCAATCTTTGGAGATGGATTTCTTCATCAAGTATTTTCAAGATAACTTCTTATTCAATGATTATGCTGTAAGCGATTTCCTACTTCTGAAGATGCATCTGAAAATGATTCGTAAGATTCTTGGAAGAGAAGGATCTTTTCAGGTTGTAAACAGCAAATATCTTATGATATACCCAACCCCAGTTGACGGGGACGAAGAGGATGTAGTTATTGAGTACAAGAGCTTGAACACTGATACTTTACATCATTACTTTGTAAACTGGATCCAAAAATATTCTCTTGCTATTGCAAAAGGAATTCTCGGGGAGATTAGAGGTAAGTACGCAACTCTGCCATCCCCACAAGGTGGCGCACAACTGAACGGTGCTGCGCTGATCGCTGAGTCTGAGAAAGAAAAAGAGATGCTTGAAGAGCAGCTTCTTTCTGAGATTGAAGAGCCGCCCATATTCACTACTTACTAATGTCTTTAGTTTCTGGACCACCTTTCGGTTATGAGTACCCTCCAAGCATAGACGGTACTAGAAAGCCGTATACTACTTCTGAACAAGCCAGAATACCAAACAAGTTTGATATAAAAAGACAAATCTTCGAAAGGGAAAATTCAAACTTCAGGAGCATGCATTTCTTTAGAGAAACTACTAAAAGGCTTCTTAGTCTTTTTAGTGATGCTCAAATAATCGGAGAGGATATGGAAATTTATTCTGTTCCGGTATGGTATGCGAACTACGAAAGATCAATAGCAAAACTTTTTGATGACAGAACAAATCTTATTCCGTCAATGACGTTGGCTATAGCAGATACGGAACAAGATGATGACAGAAGACGACCAAATTTTGATGTTGAGTTTTGGACAATAAAAGATACAAAAACAAAAAGATTTACTAGAGTCGCTTCACTAGCCCCAAAAGCAGTAAATATATCTTTTCAACTTAACCTATGGACTCGTTATGTTGAAGACATGAATCAGCTTATCGAGTATGTTATGAACAAATTTCATCCTCACTTGAGAGTAGAAACAGATTTTAACATAAATGCGTGTGGGTTCATTACAGCAGTCTCAGACAACTCCACCGTTAGTGCTGAAGATAAACAAGACAGGTTGATAAGAAAAAGCATAACATTCAATCTTGAAACCTACTTGCCGTCTAGAAAATATATGATTCAATCAAATGGGGCAATAAAAGAAATGAATTTTGAAGCAGATATTTTAGACAAGGACGGAAATACAGAAGCGACGGAGATTCTCACAGAATACCCTCTATCTGGAGTCTAAAAATAAGTAAATAAATGATATTTTGAACCGCTCATCCTCTAAATAAACATAGAGGAAGTTTCATGAAGAATAGAACCGTCACAAATGTCGCGGGACAAAGTCTGGAAATAGTAATCAAATCAGGCGGTGTTTTCCAACACATACAGCTTAATCCAGGGAAGTCTATCATAATTCCTGAAAAATCACTAACAGACATTTGTTTGGAACTACAAAGAAGACAACTTCTACAAATTATCTAAGGTAAAACATGGCAAATTTCGTTTCCCCAGGTGTATACACAATAGAAAAAGACGTCTCGGACTACGCTCCTTCTGTAAACCCCTCAATCGTAGGTATTGTAGGTTTTGCTTCTCGCGGTCCAGTAGATGAAGCGACTCTCGTAACTTCTCCTGCTGATCTTATTCGCAAGTTCGGAACTCCTGATCTTGTTACTGGAGGACAGGGTGTTTTTGGCGCTCTACAAATTCTACAAAGAACTAACCAAGTTTACTTTGTGCGAGCCGCAACCAATTCCGCAAAAGCCGCAAACAACGTAATTCCTTTTGAAACTCAACCTCACATAGAGTTTGCTACTTCTCAGCTCTCATCTAACGTCGTATACCGTTTAGATCTCCGCGCTTATGACAAGAACGGAACCGCTGTCGATGATACAGAAACCTCAGTCTACATTTACCGTGATCGCCCTGGCGCTAGCGGAGAAGGACAAACCCCTTACCCAGCCGTAACCAAGACTCTTTGGGACGCTGATAATACCCACAAAAACTCAGCTGCTGTAGCTGGTTTCGCTAAAGCTTTTGATCCCACCAACGGATCAATAACCTTCGCGCCAAATGTTTATGGTGACGGTAGCGGAATCATAGTTGCTAAGAAAGGTGGTGCTGGCTCATACTTGACCCTAGACACCTATGTAGCAAGTGGCGTTGAATACACCGGAACTTATCTCTCAGCAACTCCAATCGATGTAACTGATCTTACTTTCGAAAGTTTATCAACAAGAGAGCTTACTACATTCCCTCCTTTCGGAGACGCAGCTTACGCAGGATCTTCTCTGTTCGTTCCTGTCCTATCCGATGAATCAGATACAGGCACCCCATCAGGAGTTCTAGGAGTAGCCGCAACTGCTAGTGGTGTAACTTTCCACACCTCCGGTCAGCAAGGAGGTTATCAAACCGCTTCGCTCTACCCAGGTCTAGGATACAACTACTCTTCTGTAAATTACCAGGGAGGAATTCAATTAAGAGGATTACAAACTGTTGTAACTCAAAGCAACAACGGAAGATTCGTTCTCGGAGTAAACTCAGACGGCGGTATCGAAGAAAACTACACTATGGAGATTGCTAAGCCAACCTCCTACGAAAGCAGCACTGTCTCTTTATGGCCAGAAGATGTTCTGAACAAAGGCTTAGATAACGCTGTATCAGAGTATGTAAAAGGTAACGTTTACACCTTTGCCACTACAACACCATTCACAAACGCTAATGCTGCTGCTGCGACAGTTTCCGGTGTATACAGCTGGACTCCTCCTGTGTCCGCATTCGACGAAGCCACTCTCACTGCTTCTTATGTTCACGGTCCTGGAACTACTTACGTAAAGGATGGTGCAAGCAAGAATTTCCGCGCACTTACCTTAGCGGAAGGAACTTACAGCTTCACTCAAGGTAACAACGGAGATGCTGCAAATACAGGTGGAAATATCTCTGACAGTACAATTCGTCAAGCTCTTATCGGAACTGCGGCACAAAAAACTGGACTTAATGCTCTAGATCAAGAAGATGTTCCAGTCACAATGGCTGCTGTTCCCGGCATCACAGATCAAAATGTTCAAAATGCTCTGATCTCACTTGCTGAAAGAACACAAAACTTCATTGCAGTCGTAGCCCCTCCAATAGGTCTTGCTGGTGCACAACAAGCTATTGACTGGACAAACGGAAAAGCCACAGGTAGAACTGCCGCAATCAACAGTAGCTACGCTGCTGTATACTGGCCCTGGTTGAAGCAGTTCAACCCATACAACGGTAAGGATACATTCTTCGATCCATCAATCTACGCGATCAGACAGATGTGCTACACAGACGAAACTTCTGATCCGTGGTTTGCTCCCGCTGGCCTTGTCCGTGGACGCCTTACCCAACCAACCGATGTTGAGGTAAAACTAAACCAAGGAGACAGAGATGCGCTCTACGGACCTGGAAACATCGTAAACCCAATCACCAAGTTTACTACAGATGGAATTGTCATCTACGGACAGAGAACAGGACAAAGAGCCGCAACCGCTCTTGACCGAATCAATGTCCGCAGAATGATGATCTACCTACGTAGATTGGTCCTACAGTCAACTCGCAGACTCGTCTTCGAACCAAACGACCCCGTAACATGGGAAGCCGTAAGAAACATTCTAACTCCTGCTCTTGGAGATATTCAGTCAAGAAGAGGTATACGAGAGTTCAAGGTTGTTTGTGATGAGACTACAAACACACCCATTCGCGTAGACAGAAACGAACTTTGGTGCAAGATCATTATTAAGCCCACTAAGACCGCTGAAATTCTTGTCTTCGAACTAAATCTGACAAATCAATCAGCACAGATCTAATCACTATATAAGTAAGAGGTAAAACACAAATGGCCGATGGAAAATATTACGTAGATAAGGCAGCAACCCTGATTGCTGATACTCCTAGACTATCACACTCACTTGAGTCTTTCCGCGCATATTCTTGGGAAATTCAAATACCTAAGTTTGCTGGTGCGCTGGGTAATGTTCCTGGACTTGACAACCAAGAGAGACTAACCCTTGCTTGTAAACAAGTAACCCAACCAGGATTCACTGTTGAAGATATCGAAGTTCATCGTGTTAACGAAAAGTTCTTCTATCCAGGAAAACCAAGTCCTGATGAGATTACAGTTACTTTCGATAACCTAATCAAAGGTGATATTGCTGATGCATTGTTCTCTTGGATCCGAACCGTATATGACCCAGTTTATGGTATCCATTACGGCGGTTTAGGAAATGGTACTAGCACCGTAAACCCAAGCCCAGAAGGTCTTGCTGGTATGACGGAAGCTCCCATTTTCAAGAAAACTGTAACTATTCACCAACTAGACGCTCATAGAAACCCAAGAACACACATCAACCTTTATGGTTGCTACCCTAAAGGTTGGAAACTAGGAGAATTCAACTACGCTACCAACGAGTTCCACACTATTGAAATGACTCTGAGATACGATTTTGCTGTTCAATTCACTTCGAATTCAGATATTGATCCTGTTCTAAGTCCTGTAGCAATCCCTGGTTCATAACCTATAAAATCACAATCTTAGTAGGCTTCTCTAGTAAATACTAGGGAAGCCTACTATCATATATCATGGACAAATCTGAGTTTCTAAAAGCTTACTTAAACAGCGGCAACACTTTACATATATTTGAAGCTACGAGCAAAAATCCTCAAGATTACATAGGAATGCTCGCACCACTTGCACCCGCAGATTTACCAAAAGAAATTGTAAGTCCTGTACCTAAAAATGATTCTTCTGAAGCGGCTTCTTATGCTAGAGAAAACATAGGAAAAGCTGCCGCCTCATATAAAATAAAATCTACCGGAGAAGAGGTGGTTCGGTTCGCTGGAGGAGATCATCCACAGGGCGTGTCGTTCCCGAAAGCCGACTGGGATTCGCTTATAGCTCTGTACAATCAACAAAAGGACCAATTAGGTGCTGAAAAACCAGATATGGGCGATGGTGCTGTAGCCGCTGCTGAAGAGGAAGCTCCAACACAGATAAACCCCGACGCACCAGCAGCTGGACAAGAGGAATTCCTCGCTCCCGTCGCAGAGGAAATAAACGCAAGAATGGTTCAAGCATTTGAAGCGTTGAATATACCATTTGATCCTGTTAAAGTAACGGCTTTTTCAAGACAATCTTTAGGTACAGGTGCCAGAACTAAACTCAGAGAAGTAGCTAGGGACTTTGGAGAAGATCTTCCCGCCCAAGCAACTATAGATGGCGCTAACGAACTTACTGAAAATGTAACTCGTGCCATGGACATCTCTAAAAAAGTAAAAGACGGGCAAACTATTTCAGAAGACGATAGAGATTTTGTACAAAAATGTTTCAAATTCAGAGGCTCAGGACAGAACAAAGGAATCTGGACCAAATGTGGAGCATTGGCTGACGTAGCTGCTACTGACGAAGAAGTTTATGGTTTGAAAATAGGAACTGAGACTAGTCCGATATATGAAGCTCTTTCCATTCTTGAAGAAAAAAAGGCAGACAATGGCAAACCGTACATCTCTCGTGGCAGAGGAGATACTTCGGAATCAAATGCTTTCAACGCTATCGTAAACGATATCCAAGAAGAGATGGTAAATGTAGCGCATATTTATCATGTAGAAAAAAATCCCAAAAAAGCTGCTAGAGAGTTAGTGAAGATAGTGAAAGATATGGGAACAAGATTCAACCCAGCATTATTCACTAGAGTAGTTAGCGCAAAAATAGGTGGAGACTTAGATGATTTAGAAGTGGCTACTTTTTCCGAGGAAGGTATGAATCGCTATGTAAACACCTTGATGAAAAACATAGAAGATCCTGACTCGCGAAAAGTTGTAGCTGTAATGTTAGCGCAATCACTACAGCAATTCAAAAATTTCGTAGAATCATTTCCAGACTGCAAAAAATTCATAAAGGTTGGCGGTATAACAGGACGCGCCGGAGGAAAAAAAGTTACCGCAGACATTCAGGCTGAGTGTCCAGGAGCCGAAACTTTAGATTCACTTGTTGTAGACAGCAGATATGACGTCGAAGGAAGGGAAGATGAATCAGGAACCACTAGACTCTCGGTAAAGCAGGATTCTGGAGGGTCTAGAATTTATTTTGGAAAATATGGACTTGCTTTAGCGAGAGATCTTGATAGTCCAGACGTAATGGCAGTACGACAAGACCACGCAAGCCTTGTAGAAAAAATAGATAGCAAAGGAAGATCAGCTGATGAGATCCTTCGTCTTGCAAATAAAGCCAGGGAAAGAGAAGTATTAGAAGTAGACAACTTCATAGCATCGGTAGCAGCCGCCGAAGTCGGAACGATTGAAGATATTGCTAGAGAGCGACTTGGGTCTCTTAGTTATGATGATTCTATCAGACAAAGACGGTTTTTTGATAAACTAAAAGAATACAACAAAACTAAGGATCCTGAAGAAAAAGAAAGAATGAGAAAAGAGCTTACTGCGGTTGTAACGCAAGCCTGGAGACAAAGCAATATTGAATCTCCTGGAGTAAGAGAGAATCTAGCTCTTGAAATTTTATCTACAGGCGGGTCTAGTGAACGACAAGGATTCCTTCTCAACTCCAAAGGAAAAAGCTATGTTGGCCTAGAAACAGATGTTATTGGACCACTTTACGATACCGTTATAAACGGTGGTAAGGTTGAATTCACAGAAACTCAAATGAAAATTTTTGATGATGTCGGACCTATCGGCAGTTTGGGTCTTCGCGTAAAGAGTGGTGAGCCTATTCAAGAACTCTCCGCTGATAAAGAAAGAGCTATGTTGAGATTGAAGGAAGCCAAACCAGCGAAGCAGCAAAAGGAATCCTTACGAGCAGAAGACTTCGTTCGGCAGCTTCAAGAACTCATTCAAGGGATAAATGAAGTAAGTTTCATTTAGAACCAGCTCAGGCTTCACCCCATACTGCTTAGGAACGATCACCATAGCCACTCTACGAGTTTTCTGGTATACAACCATCCATTCTTTATGAGCGCCCTGAGCGTCCCTCTCTGCTTGTCTGATGAAGGACCAGAAATCACTCTTTCTCTTGAACAAATCGTCAATCTGTAGGTCATAACCGTTTTTGCACTCTACTACAAACTTGAACCATGTAGGTGTAATCAAGTCCCCTTGAATACGCAGATTTTCTGGCAAGTTTTTGTGTGAGGTAGCAAATGCTCCAGATCCTGGCGTACGGCTGAATTCCTTGGTATGAAACCTCTCGTTCAGCATGGTCGCGATTTTACGTTCAAAGGTAGCCCCTTTGCGTTTGCTGTTGACGCGCTTCTTCTTGGAAAACTCGCCAACGGATAAAACATCTTCTAGATTTTTAGACATCCTTACTATAATAGGTCATGACTGCCGACAAAGAAATCATCAACTTCAAAGTTGACGGTAATAATTTTGGTAAATTCAAACTTCAAGAAACAGACAAAAAAATGAGATTGTATATCAAACTAAACAAAGACGAAGCAGATCAATGGAAGGCGCTCAAGACTGCTTTAACTGGAGACACCATGAATGACGATCTTCTTGCTCGCATTCTTTTCTTCAAAGGTATTCATTCCATTACGCAAGAACTAAATGAGCGTGTTGAGAATATGACTGAAGAAGAAAGGGAAACGATTCTTTCCCAGGTTAGTGAAGATCAAATAGCTGCTGCCTCTAAGATTGCCCGACAAGAGCTAGACGCCGAAGACGATGAGACATCTGATACCGCTAACAACTGAGGAAGAACTGAACTACGTTCTAAAGGATAGAAAAACTGAAACTTTTTCGGTTTTATATTCATCTCCTTGGTGTAAGTATTGCGATAGAATTCTGAGTCTTGCTGAGGAGTGGGTAAACGAAGAAGGTGATGAGATTGTGTATGTAGTAGATAGCTGGAATCTACCAGCCGCATTCGCAACATTCTCAATAACATCAGCACCATCCTTGGTTCACTTCTCAGAAGGTCGAATTGACGTAGATGTGGAATACCCAAAGATCTACGATCACTTCAAAGTTCTTCATCAAGAAAATTCTTGATTTTCTTATCTCGATATTCTTGAACTTTTTCGTAGTACTTTTTATTCTTAGTATAAATTAGTTTCAGGTTGTTTACTATAACTGTAGTGAAGTAGTTGAACGCAGAGCCTTTTTCACGGCTAAAATTATTCAACACTTTTAGAGCTAAAAGAAAACATTCCTGTTTGGCATCATCGAAATCAACTTTGAATTTGAAAGATGTAAGAATACTAGAGATCAAGAGGTCGAGTTGAGAAATCAACTCGTCCTCATACTTTTCTGGATCATCTAAGTAATTGAAAATTGTCTCTTCAAATTTTTTGTTGTTTATGTAATGCCTTTTCTTTTTACGCTTAGACATAAACTATAATAGAACATGGATATAGAAAAGATTCTTGAAAGTTTTGACGAACAAGAAAAAAACAAAGATTATTCGTCAAATTCTGTTGGGGACGAAAAGATCGTATTCGTAACTCCTTGTCGATATAGAGAACGTGGAAAGCTATACGACTTCAACGATAATGAATACGCAATCGTTTCGCATCTTCTTGAGAAAACTAATCTCCCTGATGGACATTATCAGTTCGTCCCCGCTATCCGAGAACCTAACATAAAGGAGGATGATCTTACCACAAAAGATTACGCAACACATCGTGAGTTTCTCTACGATGATATAAACACAATAAAACCGGATCTAATCATTCCTCTTGGTAATGTAGCAATGAAAACTCTTATCAAGAAATCCGGTCTATACAACAAGCGAGGAAAGGAGTTTGAGTATAACGGGTTCCCGGTCATACCAACCTACGACTCAGAAACACTTTTCCTTGAACCGAAAGTAAGAAAACTGTTTGTTCAGGATATTAACAATGCTTACGACAAGTTTATTCTGAACAAAAACAAATTTGATGGAACAGGCTATGTATTATGTAAAGACATTTCTGATTTCGACCGTCTTATGGACATCGCGGAAAATCATGAAGTTCTTGGACTCGATATTGAGACTACAGGATTGGATTTCAAAAAACATGTAATCTCGACAATCGCAATTGCGTACGAGGAAAACAAAGCGTTTACTGTTCCGATATATCACAAGGAAACCTGTTTTATAGACAAGGACATTGACCATATACGAGAAAGATTATCGAACTTGATGGCAAACAAGAACATACAGAAAGTTTTTCATAATTGTCAGTTCGACATAAAATTCTTGATGTCTTTTGGAATCAAACACTTTTATAACATTGGAGATACGAAGATCATGCATTCGCTTATTGACGAAAATCTTCCGCACTCCTTAATGGATTTGGTGAAGGAATACTTCCCACAAGAACTAGAAAAATTTTAATGAAAACTGTAGAATATATTTGGTTAGACGGATCCGACGATATGCCTCAGATCCGGTCAAAAGTTAGACTTCTTCCTACTGTAGAAAGCATTCTTCCCGATTGGTCTTTCGATGGAGGGAGTACGAAGCAAGGAGATCTGAAGGATTCCGACAGAACCCTAAAGCCCGTAAAGATATACGTCGACCCATTCAGAGAAGACGGGTATCTTGCTCTATGTGAAGTGCTTTACCCGGACGGAACACCACACGAAAGCAATAATCGAGCCAAGCTCAGAGAAATGGATCTGAATGATGTTTGGTTCGGATTTGAACAGGAGTATACTATCACTGATCCGATGATGAATCCGGTTGTACCAGAAGAACAGGTACAGGGAGAGTTCTATTGTGGTAATGGTGCTGGTAGAGTTGTAGGTAGACTGATCGCAGAAGAGCATATGATTAAATGCGAAAAAGCTGGACTAGATCTGTTTGGTTACAACGCTGAAGTTATGCTCTCTCAATGGGAATACCAAACACAGCCAAAGACCGCAGTCGATGCGTCAGACAATCTGTGGGTTTCTCGATTCATTAATGAGAGAAACGCCGAGAAGTTCAACATGCGTATTTCCTATCACCCAAAGATTTACAAAGATCTGAATGGTGCTGGGTGTCATGTAAATGTTTCTACAAAGGAGCTACGAGAAAGTCTTGACACCCTGGAAAATATTATGAAGAAATTCAAAAAAGCTCACAAGGAACACATGGAAGTTTACGGTGTTGGAAATGAGCTAAGATTAACCGGAGAATGCGAAACTTCAGACTATAATAAGTTTACGCATGGTGTCGGTGATAGAAGCGCAAGTGTTCGTATTCCTAGCCATGTCGAAGTAAAGGGCTGTGGGTATTTTGAAGATCGTAGACCCGCAGCTACTTGTGACCCTTATCTTGTAACTGCTAGAATACTAAAAACACTTTCATGCTAACCGTAACTAACGGTGGAACCCACGATTGGGAAAACATGCCCTTAGAGGACATGGCTCTTGGCAATGCCATGGATGCCGACTTCACTCTAAGGGCGTGTCGTCTTATGAATCCTCAGATGAAAAGCAAAGGAGTGAATCATGTATATGATAAACTTCTCAAGGAAATCCTTGTAGTAGCTTCTGAGATAGAGCATAATGGTATTCTTGTTGATACGGATTGTGTAAAGCGATTCGACCAGATTCTTCAAGATGAGATCAACGATATCCACGAACGTCTAAAGGAACTATCACCTATAGACGGAGTGAATCCAAACTCAAATGCTGACATGGGACTACTGCTATTCAGCAAAGAAGGGTTTGGTCTAAAAGCAACTGAGTTTTCAAAGAAGACCAAGGCTCCATCTATTACTGAGGCTCACCTAACAAGCGTAGCTGCTACCGCCAAAGGAGACGCGAAAGAATACATTGAGCTTCTTCTCCGTCACAAAGCCCGTGTAAAGCAGCACAAGACGTACGTAAAGGGCGTGGAGAACGCATTAGAGTACAACGAGGATGGTAGAGTCTACTCCAGCTACAACTTCGGAAACGTCGTTACAGGGCGTCTCAGCTGCTCCACGTATTCGGTATCTCCAAAGAACAAGAAGGGAATATCGTTCCATACCTTGCCAAGACCAGAAGATGGTGACGAGGTAAATCTTCGCAGTATGATGACTGCTGATGATGATAAGGTATTTCTTGCGGCAGACTTCTCTCAGGCAGAGCTTCGTGTTCTCGCTCAATGCTGTCGTGATAAAAACCTAATCGAAGCATTCAACTCTGGTCAAGACCTTCACAGTTTTACCGCATCTCTGGTATTCGGTAAGGATGCGTCTGAAGTTACAAAAGAAGAACGCCAGATCGCAAAAAGTGTAAGCTTCTTGATCGTGTATGGCGGAGGTCCACACAAGCTATCAATGCAGATCGGTAAGGATGTCGGATACTGCAAGAGTATTTTCAAAGCATACCAGGACTCCTTTCCAAAGGTTTTCAAGTGGATTGATTTTGTACACAAGTTTGTAAAACAAAATGGTTATGCGGTAAGTCTTTTCGGAAGACGCCGACACCTACAAAATGTAAACAGTCCGAATAAAAAATACCAATACCGTGCTTTAAGACAAGGAATGAACTTTGTGATTCAAAGTTCAGCATCAGATTTGATGTTGCATTCCATTCTTCGTCTTCAAAAGTACCTAACTAAGACAGGACTAGATGCACAGATTCTTGCTACTGTACACGACTCAGTAGAAGTTCAAGCTTCTAAAAAGGACATGAAGAAAACTTTAGAGTTGATGAAGTATGTTCTTCAAAGCACTGACGATTTCAAGAAGTTGTACGGTCTAGATTTTGTTGTACCCTTCGTTGTGGATGTTGAAGCCGGAACCTCATTCGGGGACATGATCGAAGCAGAATTCGATTCAACTGGCTGCCTGTGCAACGAAAATGAAATATTAGAATATGTCAAAAACAAGTAGGGTTGTTATTCTCACGGATTTACACCTTCGATCTGACTACATGCCAGGGTTTCTTGAGACTCAAATAGAAACCCTGGTAGATCTTGCGAACAGAAAACCGTGTACCCACGTTGTTATCAACGGAGATGTATTTGAACGCAGAAACCCACGAAGCGAAGAACTTCTGGCTTTCCGTCAAATATTAGAAAGTATCAAGTGTAAGAATATCATCGTCAATCGAGGTAACCACGATACTTTGAGAAAAGACGGAACATCCGATACAGTTCTAACGCTATTCTCTGATCTAGCCCATATCGTAAAAGATACTGAAACAATACGAATAGGCGACATCGATTTTGATTTCATTCCTCACTATGAGGACGAAGACAAAATAATACAAGATCTGAAGAAAACCAATAACCCTGTATTCGGTCATTTTGGTTTTGATGGCTGCGTTTCTAATGGACACTACGCATATGAGGCGCGAGTAAAACGTTGGCATTTCAAGAAAAAACCTTACGCCTTCTTAGGACATATCCACAAGCCAAAAATTTACGATAACGTAGTAATCCTAGGAACTCAATACTCAAATACCTTTGGCGAAGCAAACGCACAGAAGTACGTTCATGAACTTATCATACGCGGTAAAGAGATTGAGATGGTAAGAAAGCCAATGGGAAAAGGAATCAAGCACGTTGTCGGTACTATAGACGAAATTCCTGAGTTAGCCACTAAGCATAAGTTTGAGGACTTTTTCACCATTCTTCGTGTAAAGATGGACAAGCTTGATACTTATACCGAGGATCGTTTGAAAGAAGAAATATTTGCTAAGTACCCAATACAGCACTTAGAGTTGGTATTTGAAGATGTTATGCCTAAATTTGAATCTTCTTACTCACCAAAAAAACAAATATTCACTTTAGACGACAGTATAATCAATCAGTATATCGAAGAAAGCGATACCATATTTTCTAAGAACGACTTACTGAAAGCCTTAGGAGAAATACGAAATGCATCTCAATAAACTTGAAATTTACAACTTTCTTTCCGTGAAAGAGGCTGTGGTCGATTTTGATTCGTGCGGTAATCTAGTTCGTATCGTAGGAAAAAATTATGATACAAAACCAGCTGGATCAAATGGTGCTGGAAAAAGCACGATCATCGAGGCTATTATGTTCGCTTTGTTTGGAAAGACTATCCGAAAAACAAACGACAAGAGCCTCAAGAACTATCATACAAAGGGAAAGTGTAAAGTCGTCCTAACGATTAACGGAGATACGGTAATTGAACGAGTGAAGCGTCCACCAATGCTCACAGTTCATGTTGGAGATAAAAACTGCACCCAAGACTCGATACAGAATACACAAAAGTATCTTGAGCAAATACTCAACATCAACCACAATGTATTCCTAGCATCAATCATCTTTGGCCAATCAAACAACACCGATTTCCTAACAGCTACTCCCGAAGAAAAGCGAGCGATTATTCAGAACTTCCTGTCTGTCGGGGATTTGTTCAAGAATAGGTCTGTTATAAAATCTTTCAAATCACAGCACTTGAATGACAAGAAAGTAAACCTTGCTCTGCACAATGATGCTACACAAAAAGTAAACAAGCTTTCCAACAAGCTCGCGTCTCTACGTAAGCTGAAGAAGCAGTCCAAGAGCTACTTCTCTCAGGACAAGCTCAAGTTTATTGAGAATAAATCCCTAAGTGAAATACAAGATCTTGAGAGACAGCATCACGAAAAAGATGTTGAGTACGAAAGAGCCATTGCCAAGAGGGATGTTCTTCGTGATAGAATTCTACAAACAAACAGTACCTTAAAAGCTCTTAGTGGTACAAGTTGTGAGCATTGCGGAAAGCTTTCAAATGCCAACCTGTATAAGTCAAAAGAGCTAGAAGAGAAAATACAGTCTTGGTCTTCCGAGGAACGAGAGATGGTAAAAATGATTCGTAAGCTCGGAGAACTTGTAGACAAGCTACAGATTCCAGTATCATCTTCTGATTTTGAAACAATTGAAAAGTTCAAAGAAATTGATACTGAAATAAAAGTTATAAACGCACAAATCAAGACCGAGAAAAAGCTTGTCAAAAAATATGGAGAACTTTCCACAGAAGCCCAAAAGAAATACGATCTAATGAAGTTCTGGGAACACGCCTTCTCCGAGGCGGGTCTGATTCGCTATGTTATACGCAACATCCTTGAGTATTTGAACGAGAGATGCAACTCTTATTTGAGTACGCTAACAAAAGGCAATTTTATCATAAAATTTGACGATTCACTGGTCGAGACGATCTATAATGACGGGGTAGAATGTCACTATGAATCTCTATCTGGAGGCGAAAAGAAACGAGTCTCGTTAGCTGTAATGCTTGGACTCAACGATCTACTTCTTCTTACTGGTAAGAACAGATCAAACATAATCTTTTTCGATGAGGTAGCGGATTCTCTTGACGCAGACGGAGTGAAAGGTTTGATTGAGCTTATTCACCAGCTAACCAAACATAAAAAACTCTTCATCATAACTCATAACGAATATCTTTCTTCGCTATTAGAAGAATATTCACAAACTTTAATTGTAACAAAACGTAATAATCTTACAAAAATAGCTATATAATATTCCAAGAAAAATGAAATACACTCCTAACGGTAAAAGATTAATCATTTCTCGTAAAAAGAACGAAATAAAGACCAAAGGCGGAGTTCTTCTTCCCGATGCTGTAACCGAAAAGAAGCTTAGCGAAGGTTACATCGTTAAAGCTGCTAGAGGGTGTGAAGGCAAGTATTGGAAAGAAGGTCAACACGTAATTTTCGCGCAATTCGCTGGACAAGAAATCAAGATAGACGATGAAGTTTATCTAGTAATTCCAGAAGAAGATATTCTCGTTTACGGGGAGGAAGTATAATGGGATATGAAATTCCCGAGAACTCTCTCGCGGAAACAATTTTCATGGATAAGTATGCTTATCCTGGAGAGACAAGCTGGAAAGAGTGCGCCCGAAGAGTAGCAAAAGCAGCTTCCGATCCCGAATTCCCCGAGAATAGACAGAAGTATGAGCAGAAGTTTTTTGACGCCATCAACAACGGAGATTTCTGCCCAGGAGGACGAATCCTATTTGGTTCAGGTAGAAGCCGCCAGAACCTTCTGAACTGTTATGTTCTAGACCCCGAAGATTCTGTAGACAATATTGGAAAGATAATTTCTGATATGTATAAGATTTCCTGTGGAGGAGGCGGGATTGGTTTCAACTTCTCAAAGATTCGTCCCAAGGGAGACAATATACAGAACATTGTTCATTCCGCACCAGGATCTATTTCTGTTATGCGAATGATTAATGAAATCGGAAATCATGTTCGCGCTGGAAAGAACCGCAGAACCGCTCTTATGTCTATTCTGGAAGTAACACATCCAGACTTTTTAGAGTTTTTACACGTAAAACTTGATAGAAAAGAGCTAACTAATTTCAACATCTCTGTTGCTATCACAAAGAGATTTATTGAGGCTGTTGAAAAAGATGATGAGTGGTATTTTACTTTCGGTGGAAAGCATAATAAATACTACGTCTATTCTGTTGAGCGCAAGTCCGAGCTTGGCGATGACATTATAGAAGTTGTCGCAAAGAATGAGGACGATGCTCTTGGTCGCGCTAAGGTTCATTACCTAAAGCACTATGCGGATACTTTTATAGGAGTAACGAAGAAAGAGATCCGCGCTCGTGAACTCTGGGAGCATATCGTAGATAACGCTATTGAATCAGGGGAACCGGGAATCTTCAATATAGATTTTGCTAACGAATATACTAACGCTTCTTACTTTGAGTATATGCCTTCTACCAACCCCTGCGGTGAGGAAGTTCTTCCTGCGTATGGGAATTGCTGTCTTGGCCACGTCAATCTTGCTAATATGGTGGATATGGACGGTAATATCGATTGGCGTAGACTGGCTCGCACAATCCGTACCGGAGTACGATTCCTCGACAATATCCTCACAGCAAACCACTTCCCAATTCCAGAGTGTGAAGAAGGGGGAATGCGTTCCCGAAGAATCGGATTGGGCGTCACTGGACTACACTACTTTCTTATCAAATCAGGATTCAAATATGGAGACGAATCGTGCTTGGAATTCCTGGAACGGTTGTTCGCCACGATAAGAAACGAGGCGTACAAAGCCTCTATGTATCTCGGTAAGGAAAAAGGTAGTTTCCCCGCATACGACTGGAGCAAACTAAAAGATGAGAAGTACTTCAAAACATTACCATCAAGAATCCGATCTGACATTAAGAAGAATGGTCTACGAAACGCCGTTCTTCTTACCGTTGCTCCAACTGGAACTATCAGCATGGTATTGGGTGTCTCTACTGGTCTTGAGCCGATCTTTGCCCCTGTTTACAAGCGTAGGTGGCGTACTGGCACTGATGGTGTCTGGAATGAGACTTTTGTGGTTGACCCTCTTTTCAAGCAGTTATATCTTCGTGGGCGTGATGTCTCGCATTGTGTTGGGGCGTACGACGTATCCCCAGAAGAACACATCAAAGTACAGGCTGTAGTTCAATCCTATATCGATTCCGCTGTATCAAAAACTTGTAACCTACCCGCAGATTTCAAGCCGTCAAACCTGTATGATGATCTTCTTACCTATGCGAACGATATGAAAGGGTTTACTTTCTATCGAGCCGGGTCAAGAGGTAATGAGCCGCTAGAAGCTGTAGATATCAATACAATTGATCTGGACAAGCTAATTCAGCAAGGGACGATAGAGGAGATTACCGAGTCCGTAGAAACCTGTAAAAATGGAGTGTGTGAACTATAATATATCATGGGTATTCAATGGCCTAACACACCGAATAAGAGCGGGGAAACCCGGTTCCGATTCGCTTGCGTAGACGACGATTGTAAGGGACACAAGACTTTCCATATAAACTACTACGAAGCACCAGATATAGTGCCTTCTTCTGTAGAATGTCCTTTTGATGGGGATCATATGGCTGAGTGGTGTGTCCCTGGTCTAGCAGAATTCAATATTCGTGGTAATACTAGAGGTGTTGAAAACCCTCACTACTCTAAATCATTGGCTGATTCGGAACACAAATGGATGGAGCTTCAAATTGAAGAAGCCAAGAAAGCAATTAGTGGAGAAGACCAGATAACAGGAAAAGCAGCAGCACCTTACGCCAAGAGAACTTTGAATGTCGAAAAAGCTCTTGCTGCTGGGGTAATCAAAAAAATTGATGAGAATGCTGCTGCTGAGAAAAAACGAGTTGCCGATGAGCGAGCTAAAGTTGTCGCTGAAAAGGCTAAAGAACATATAACTAGAGAAATTGACCAGAAACATGTTGGAAGAAGACATGACGGATAACAATATAACTAAAATAAACAAGATTTGTATTTATAACCAGTCCGATAATCCGAACCCGGAATACAAAACAGATAAGTCTGCGGGTTTTGATATTGCCGCAAATGAAGAGGTTGTTTTGCCTCCCCACAAAACTACTATTGTACGCACAGGACTATACTTTAGTCTTATGCCTGGGTATGAAGCTCAACTGCGGCTGAGAAGTTCCTGGGGATTGAAAGGTGTTGTAATGCCTAATGCTCCAGCTACGATTGATGAAGACTATCGTGGTGAAATAAAACTACTGCTACATAACCTAAATGATACTTATGTTGTGGTAAGGAAAGGTGATCGAGTTGCTCAGGTCGTTTGTTCCCCAGTTTTCTGTCCAAAAATCTACGTCATGGACTCTGATGAGTGGAACTCCCCGCTAAATCAGACGATTCGTGGCGAGGGTGGTTTCGGATCAACTGGAGAATAAAATGGCTTACGAGTTTCAAGAATCTATTCAGCGAGGCATAGTTTACCTCGCCAAGTCGGATGAGAATTTTATAATTCAAGCTATGCCGATGGTGAAGGATACGTATTTTGATTTTCCTTCGCACCAAAAGCTGTGGCGAGTTATACGAGAGCATTACAGTAACTACAAAACTCTTCCGTCTGACGAACAGATCCTAGAGCAGATTCGCGTTATCAAATCGGATAACGAGTTACTGTCTGACTATAAAGACGAACTCGACAACATCAATGCTGTTGATGAAAAATCTCTTTCTAATGAAGAGTTTTATCTAGACAAAGTTGAGGAGTTTGCTAAGGAACAGTCCCTGAAAGATGCGATTATAGGTTCCGTAGATCTCTTAAAAAAGAAACAGTTTGGAAAGATTGAGGAGTCTATTAGGGAAGCTCTGTCTGTAAGCCGCGACGTGGATCTCGGAACAGACTATTTCGGTGATGTAACAGGTCGTTATGATAGGCTGAACAATACTAGTATCGACGCTCAATTCAGAACACCGTTTGAGACTATCAACCAAGAACTTGAGGGCGGTATGGCAAGCAAAGAGCTAGCGATGGTTGTCGCTCCTCCCGGAGTAGGTAAATCGTTGTTCCTTGCTAATCAGGCTGCGCGTTCTGTTCTTGATGGTAAGAATGTCCTATATGTGTCGCTTGAGATGTCGGAAGATCGTGTTGCTCAAAGACTGGACAGCATCTTTACTCGCATCAAACAAGCTGAACTGAAAAACGGCGTGAAGAAACTAGAGGATCGCCTGTCACAAATAAAGTCCTCGTTACCGAATATGGGAAAGCTCAAAATCAAAGAGTTTCCTACTAAGAGGCTTACCGTAACAGGTCTTAGAGCATACCTCAATCAGTTACGCAATTACGAGGATTTTACGCCAGACATTATCATCGTAGATTATCTTGAGCTTATGACCAATATCGACAACAGTATGTCGGAATACATGGCTCAAGAAAGAATAGCGCAAGAGCTTCGTGGCATTGCTGTAGAATATAAATGTCTTGTTTGGACTGCTACACAAACAAACCGAAAGGGTAAAGAGGTAGATATTATTACAGATGCCGAATTAGCGGATTCTTACGGTAAGATTCGTGTGTGCGACCTAGCTTTTTCAATCAACCAGAAAGAACAAGAGTTTGATGAAGGAAAAGCTCGCTTATTCGTAATGAAGTCTCGCAACGGTAGGGCGCGTTATATTGTTCCCATACGCATTGACTATACTAGATTAGTAATTACACAACAATGAGTTCCTCCAAGAAACCAAAGTATATTCATCCTCTCACAGTAGATGCTGGAATAAAGAAGTTTACTATAGTTCAAAAAAAGCTTACAAAGGAAGGGTTATACGGTTGCGTAGAGTTTGAAAAAGCTTTAATCAGCATTGATCCCGACCAAAGCCCGGAAGACTATCGAGGAACTCTTTTACATGAAATTTGTCATATAGGATGGGAACTTTTTGGTTTAGGAGATGACGATGAAATGCCCACAATGGGTAATGAGTATCTGACTTCAGTTACATCAAATATGATTCAACTACTAACAACTTTAAACCCAGAACTGTTCAGGTTTATTTTCAACTATGAGTGACATAAAAGAAATTTACGAAAAAATAGAAGATAGCTATTACGACATTATCAAAAAGTATGTCGCTATAGACGAACACAACTTTCAAGATGCTATGTCAAAGCATCCGGCAACATTTGCTTTCTTCGCTGGCGTGATGGCACACGCAAAAAAAGAACTTGAAAAAGCAAACTTTCTTTTCGAAACTCGCGAAGCCGAGGTAAGAGAAGAAAAACGAGAATCACTTCGGCAGTCTGGACAGAAAGCTACAGATAGAGCGTTAGACGCATATCTGAAGTGTGTTCCAGAACTGCAAACACTACAAAAAGGAATAACCATAAAATCACATAAATACAACCTTTGTAAGAATATTGTATCCAGTTTAGATCATCAAAAGGATATAATAATTCAACTGTCGGCTAACAAGAGAGCCGAAGCTAAACTAATTGAACAACTATAACTAACATGGTAAACATCGAACAACTAAGAAAGAAGTACCAGGAAATCAACAATCCTGGAGGCGCAAGGTCTGATAACGCTGAGTTTCTCAACAAGTTCTTCATGATGGAAGAAGGCACTTCTGTGGTGCGTGTTCTTCCAGGAAAGGAAGATCAAGAGTTCTATGCTGAAACTGCTATTCACCGTATCAACGACAAGAACTATCACTGCCCACGTGTGAAGGGAGAAAAGTGTCCTGTTTGTGATACTTACTACGGCGTGTGGAAGGAGATCAATGCGATTGGTAAGGAGACTCCAAAAGGAAAGGATCTGGCTGATCTAGCTCGCCAAATCAAGTCTCGTAAGCGTTTCTACATGAACATCATCGACCGTCGAGATGATTCCGTAAAGATTCTGTCTGTTGGACAAAAGCTTTTCGGAAAAATTCTTGACTGCTTCTTTGACGAAGATTTTGGTGACATCACCGATCTCAAAGAAGGTTGGGATTTCAAGATCGTAAAGGACACTCAAGGTCAATGGCCAAACTATGACAAGTCTGCTCCAAAGCCAAAATCCACTCCCGCTGGTACGAAGGCTGAGATTGAAACTTTCATGGATGAACTTCACGATATTCACGGTCTGGTAAAAGTGGCTGAGTACGAAGAACTCAAGAATCTGATGTCTGAGTTCAACGCTATTAGAAGCGGATCACCAACTCAAACCCAAACTGAAACCGCCGATAACTCGGACGAAGACGACTATATGTCTCACCTAAAAGGTCTTGATATTGACTAAAAATACTTTGTAAACCGCAGTTGCTTGTTCTATAATGGATAAGCAACTGCTTTTCTTTCTGGTTTTAGCAGCCGCCGCGACTATATAAATTATCAAGGAGGATGCGATGCCACAAAAGAGAAGAAAAAGATGGAAGCCCGAAAGAGTTCCTGATTCCGAGCGGGGAAATATTACAAAACCCTGCAACACTTGTAAAAAAGAGTTTACCTTGTTAGAGTTTAATAAAGGCAACGCACTTCACGGATACAAACCTGAGTGTAAGTCTTGTCAAGTAAAGAGGGGTAGGGAGTATAAAAGGCGACCAGAAATCAAGGAGCGTGAAAACGCATATTCAAGAAAACGATGGGCTGCAAAGCCTGAAGAAGAAAGGAGAGCGATTTACGAAAGCAGAAAAGAGTATTTTATAAAATACCAGAGATGGTGGCACAAACATACTGAGACTGGAAGGAAGTGGAAAGCCTACGCGAACATGAGGTCAAAGCTTAGTCGTTATTCCATAGCCGTCTCTTCCGTACTCGCTTTAGAAGAATACAACAAAGTTACATTCAAAAAAGAAAAGTTCTCATGTGAATACTGCGAAAAAGAAATTAAAGGTAGTTACCACTTAGAGCATATCATTCCCGTAGCCAAAGATGGTTCGGGAGAACTAGAAAACTTGGCGATTTCATGTCCAACCTGTAACCTCAGAAAAGGAACAAAAGATTTGGATGTATTCGCACCTGACAAAGTCAGTTACTTTAAAAACCGAAAAGTATGAACACAAATAACAAAGGAGAAAATGCAGCCCCCGGACGAGGACGCAAGCTAAGAATCTTAGCAGCCGCTTCGAATTCCGGGGGCTGCGCCTAGCTTACTACCGAATCCTATTGCCAATGCAAAAGTTGGCGGAACTATACCCCGACGAAGTTGAGGTTCGTTTTGATGACAACCCGTTAGGGTGGTCTAAAGAAACAGGCACACAAACACCACCAAATTTCGATTACGAAAATCTGAAGTGGGCTGACGTGGTGTTTACGCAAAACATTCATAACTTCGGAGGGCAGTATACTATACAGATCCTAGCAAAGGGTCATGAGTTCGGAGCGTTCACACACTTCGATACGGATGACCTTCTTACTGATCTATACAAAGGACACCGCCTTTTCGATGTCTACACCGACCAGCAACTTGATGAAGTAACCAAATACATTTACAACAATGTAGACCTGGTTTCAGTAACTCAAAGAAAGTTCGCGCAGAGAATCGCTCCCTATGTAAAGGGTGCGCTTGTAGTAATCAAGAATACGATTGATTACAAGCTGCCTTGCTGGAACGCACGAAAGAAACCAAAACCAAAGAAACTCATGAGAATGGGTTGGGTTGGAGGAATTCACCACGACGTAGATATCAAACACTTTGCTGGGGTTCCTTATTTGGTAAACCAGAAAGTTGGTAAAGAACGAGTTCATTGGGGGTTCTATGGAAAACCAACACAAGCTCCTAATGAAAGAGATTGGCAATGGGATGTATGGGAAGGTTACGAGCAGCAGATCAAAAAAGGGTTTAAATCTCACCGTAACTACACGATCTATCCCGCCATGCCACCCAATATGTATGGGGAGATGTATTCCAACATTGACCTGAACATTGCTGTTCTGGACAATAATAGTTTCAATGATTCAAAGTCTGAAATCAAAGCAATCGAAGGCGCACGTTACGGAGTTCCTCTCGTAGCTACCAACGTAGGATGTTATGATGAGCTTATTGTAAATGGAGAAACAGGATACCTCATAGACCCATCCAACCCAAAGAATGAATGGATTCGTGTTCTGGATAAGTGTATTCGCAATCCTAAGCACGTAGAAGAGATGGGAAGAGCATTGAAAGTTATCTGCGATGAGCTTTATGATATCAACAAGGTTGTTGGTGGTAGACTGGCTCTATACCGACAGCTGATGGATATGAAGAAGGAAGCTCTATCAGACGCTCTAATGGAACAAAAAGAAAAGAATATTCAGGAGACAGAAGCATGAACTATCTAAGCATTGTAGCAATAATGAAAGACGAAGGCAAGAACCTTCAAGAATGGTTGGATTTTCATAGGGCTGTAGGAGTGGAACACTTCTATCTTTATGATAACGGAAGTACAGACAATACCAAAGAAATTTGTAAGGGACAGAAGGATATCTCATATTTTTACACCGACATGGACATGGCGCAAATGGCTTGTTATTACAACGCACTTACCGCCTTCCGTGACCAGTCCAAGTGGATGGCATTTATTGATCTCGATGAGTTCCTATTCGCCCCTCAGGGCAACCTAAAAGAGCGCCTGAAGGAGTTTGAGCAGCATCCTGGAGTAGCAGTCAATGAAGTGTTCTATGGCTCTAACGGGCATGAGAAGCGTCCCTCCGGTGGGGTTCTGAAAAACTACACGAAGAGGCGCAAGAGTGTCGATAAACACGTAAAGTCAATTGTTCAACCGATGTACACTCTTTGCCCAGCAAACAACCCGCACTCTTTCGTTTATACTCATGGGTTAGCCGTAAACGAGAGAAAGCAACCTTGCGGCGGTCCGTTCAATGAACCCGCATCCGCAGAGATCCTAAGAATCAATCATTACTGGGTAAAGTCCAAAGAGGAGTACGAGAACAAACTCACCCGTGGACGTGCAGATGTCCCGTCTAGAGATCCAATGTTCAGGTACACAACTGGAATCGGAAGAAAACTTGATGAAGTATTTCTTGCTGATAACGAAGTTGAAGATACTATGATATGGCATCACCTAGAAAGAGAGCATGAATAAAAAAATCAAAATTATGAGCGGTTGGTCTGCCCCTGGTGGGTCAACCGTTGCTTTCATAAATCTGTGCAATCTGTTCAATGAAAATGGATATGACTGCACCTTTTACGGTCCTCATGAATGGCATTTGGATAAATGTAAATCAGGTCATTTGATGGAGGTTCCGATAAATGAACCAGAAGAGAATCTTATTGTTCATTATCTGAAGTTCCCGCACCGACCCGAGCAATCCAACAAAGTTATTCTTGCTTGTCACGAGAAGAATGTGTATCCTGTAAAGGAAACCCAACCTTTCTGGGATGACGTTGTGTATGTTTCCAACTCACAGATGTTCTGGCAAGGCGTTCCTGGAAAGGTGATCCCAAATGTAGTAGAAAAACTATACAAGCCAGAAAGGGTTGTGTTTGGTATCGCCGCAGTAATCGGAAGCATTGATGAGAACAAACAAACTCATGTCTCGATTGAACGTGCTATAAAGGATGGTTACAAGGAAATCAGGCTTTACGGAAATATCACAGACGAGGTTTATTACAATAAATACGTAAAAAAATATGTTGATTCACACCAAGCTAGTTTGATGGGGCATGAAGACAATAAACAAAGAATGTATAACTCTATTTCTAAAGTATATCACTCATCGAATAGTGAAACGTTCAACTTTATCAAAGCGGAGTGTGAAAAAACAGGAACATCATACGACGGACTCGATTCGGCTGAATCTGGTGCGGAAACTTGGACTGACAAGGAAATTCTAGAAGCCTGG